CTAGCCTGTTCACTCATTAGTGAATCTTTTGTTGTATCAATCTTGATTGTCATTAATTTTGCTCCCCTTCTGTAATCCATCTCCAATCTAAAGGGTCTCCTAAATCTGAGTCTTTATCTGCTCTAGCTTTAGCATCATCATCTGAGTATCCTTGTGGATAACGCTGTTCTAGTTTAGCTTTGTTGTTAGCCATAATGTATTCAAGGTCTAGTCCTAGCTCTTCAGCCATAGCGGCTACATAGAACAGGATGTCGCCTAGTTCTTCTTGAGCATTTACCATATCAAAAGGTTGGTCGTAGAAGATGTGTTTCTTAACTGTGTCTACTAACTCTCCTACCTCACCTGATAGNCCTAGTGACCAATGTAGTACGTTCATTGTCTGACCNTCTACTTCNTGTGTCTCACATGACTTAGCAGTTCTCATAACNGCTTCTGAGTAATCTTTAATGTTCATCGTCTTTCTCCATTAATTCTACAAACATTGTCTCTGATGTATATAACTTGTACAGGATAGCACATGAAACCCCTAAGTTCAACAATAAAAATAATTCAACTACACTCATCATTTGCTCTCTCCATACTGGTATTTAATAATTAGTTCAAGGTAGTGGATAGCTTTTTTAATATCCTCTACACCTTGCTTGTTTTTGTGTCGTGTTACATACTTTACTACATTTCCTTCCATAAAGCCTAGATTATTTTTAACGATATAATCGATAGGCTCGATAGGTAGTTTGTAGTGAGCACCACCTATTTGTTTTGTTTCATGTAAGTCTAAAGCGTGTGACTTTGGGTAGTCTTTGTAATAAGTTGTTGTCATAGTGTCTCCTAGTGTGTCTCAGCCCATGATGAGCCTATATCAGCTGTACCTCTTAAAGGTATTCTGAAGTTTAAATACTTAGTTACATCATCAAAAGTAGACTCACATATCTTAGCTACTCTTTCTGATATATCTTTGTCACATTCTATCTGTACTTCATCGTGTACATTTAAAACAAACTCATACTGTTTGCCAAAAGTAAACTCTTGTTGTAGGTTTCTGTCTAGGAATACTAAATAGTATTTCATAACCAAGGCCCCTGCACCTTGTAGTAAGGTATTCAAAGCTGAGTGAGCAGAGCGTATGTGGTATTTGTTACCATCTAATGCTTTAAGTGTTTTTGTTTTTTTATAAGTACTTGCTACTAATGTTGTTAATTTATCAAGAGCAGGTAGCTGTCGTAGGAATTTAGCTTTTAGGTTCTTACCTTGTGCCTTACTACCACCAACAATAGAACCAATCTTCTCATCGCCTGCTCCATATAAGAAGGCGTAGATGAAAGTCTTAGCATCATCACGTGTAGGTAGTCCTGCACTTTTCTGATTGAGTGTATGGATGTCTGTGCCTAAGTCCTTATCTCCTTGGTCAACAGCAACAGCATAAGCACCACCATCATACTTAGCCATATAGTGAGATAGTGTACGTAGTTCTAAACCATCTGCATCACACCCTACCATCTTCTTACCTTTAGGTACACAGAACAACTCTCTAGCTTCATGACCTTTGTAAGCTCTACCACTCGGTACTTGAGCCATATTAGGTCTACTGTGAGTACATCGTCTGCTTACTGCACCTAATGTATTAACACCCCCATGTATTCTGTTGTTGCTATCTACAAACTTCATCCAAGCATTTTTACCACCATAGAGCTGACCTAGTAACTTGTTAACAGTAAAGTAGTGGGCAAGTATCTTACCTTCTTTAAAGTCTAACTCATTCAAAACTACATCATCGATAATAGGTGTACCCTTTTCTGTAAACTTGGTAGGTTGCCAGTCATACACTTCTCTAAGCCATCTTACTATATGGTGTCTACTGCCAGGGTTAAAGGTAACAGTTTCATACCTACCCCATCCTAGTTCATCATCTAAATAAGCACCACTTTCTTCTTGCTTTAGTCTTACCTTGTTAAGCGAACCTGACTTTGTATATTTACTAGGCTCTTTCAAAGGTTTCCAATCTTTTAAAGGAGTGAATGTTTTATCTAATAGTTCAGTAGCTTTATCAAGCTCTTCTAGTAACTCTACATGAAGTTTACTAGCTTTGTCTACATCAAAATAAACACCATACTTCTCTTGTCTACTAATAACTTTAGCAAACTCTTGCTCTAACCAAATAGCTTCTTCTGGTATTTCTTTTTTTAATAGAGTTTTGTATAATTTATGAGTAACATCTGAGTCCTGTCTACAATACTCAATCATTTCAGTAGTAAGTGTAGTCCAATCATTGCCCTCACCAAAGTCTCCTTTGTACTCTCCTACTCTATAACCCCAGGCTTTTAATGAGTGAGAACCTTTTAGTTTAGGAGGCATATTCTCAATAGCCTGTGCTTTACTACTTAGGTCAGTTCCTAGTCTATCAGGGAAAGCTAGTCTACTCATAATCAAAGTATCTAAACACTTTTTATACTCCCAATTAGGGTATAACTTCTTAAGTGTTGGAAGGTCAAAGTTAATGATGTTGTGTCCAATAAGTAATGAAGCTTTAGATAATAAGGCTAAACCTTCCTCTAATGTACCTGCACTACCTTTAAGTGGTTGTGATGTGTACACCTCAGTCTTTGCATCTAATTTTTTAACAGAGATACAATGAAGCTCTGTAGCATCATGATATAACCCATTAGTTTCTATATCAAAAATCAGTATCATCTGTTACCTCCGTTTGCTCTAAGTCAAAGTCATCATCAGCCTCCCTAGCTATGCCAGTATCAGGGTCATAGTAAAAACCAACTGTCTTACCTGTACCTGTTCCTGAGAATCTATCTTTGAGTATTCTGATTAAGCCTTTGTTTCTTTCTTCTACTTCTTCATGTAGCGTGTTACGTTCAATACCTAACATACCATATGACCATCTCATAATCGCCCTAGAGCCTGTGAACTGTGCTTGTTCTGTCTTACCACCTGCTTCGTGACTTGCCCCTGATTTAGGAGGGTTCAAGTGACTCACAAGAAGTACCCATACATCTAACTCTTTAGCTAAGCCTGCTACATCTGCCATCAAGCTATCAAGGTTACGTCTTTCATCTTGTGCTTGTGCGTTTAAAGCAGTTAGGTTGTCAATATAGAATATCTTACAATCGTAGTTGTGATACATATATCTAATCTTCTCACTAATCTTATCCCAAGCATTAGCACCAAAGTTATCAAACATAAACAAACTACCTTGCATATCTTCTGTAGTCTTTATAAGATGTTCTTTATCTGTTTCTACATCGGGTAGGTGATAGTTACAACCATCAATCTTACCTGCTGTACGTAGTAGTGTTTCTTTAGTTGATTGCTCAAGCATAAAGGTAGCTACTTTCCAACCTTGTTTAATATCAAAGGCAATCTGACTCATAACAAAGTCTGTCTTACCTATACTAACACCTGCGCCTACTGTAACAACTTCACCAAAACGTCTACCATATAGGTAACGAGTTAGTTTGTCGTAGAAGTAAGGGAAACCCATAGCTACTGGTTCGGCAATAGTATCAATCAAGTCAAGAGGCATTACAATATCATCTGGCTTGAACTTTTCGGCATTATAAAAGGCATTAACAACACCTGAACGACCTTTATATACTAAGACCTCGTTAGCATCTTTGTAATCAGCTGTTCTAATAATACGTACTTTGTCAGCAGGGAGAACACTAACACATTCCTCAACTGCTTTTCTACCAGGCTCATCATTATCAAACCAAAGGTATACTTCTTCATATCCTGTAATCCACTCAAGGTTCTGAGTGATTTCTTTCTTGGCTGAGTTAGCCCCATTCTTAACACTAACAACTGGGTACTTACCATCAAAAGCAGTAGCAACAGATAAGCAGTCAATCTCACCTTCTGTAATCACTAGCTTCTTACCGCTATTGCCCCATAGTTGCTGTCCAAACATTAATGATTCTTTTGAGTTACCAATAAACTTAAAAGACTTATCAGCATAGCGTAGCTTTTGTCCTACAATCTCTTTGTCTTTGTTGAAGTAGTTAGCAATCTGACATAGATTACCGTTCTTATCGTGTCCAATACCATATCTATACTGCTTTGTGATAGTATCAGGAATCTTACGCTTACCTAAATCCTGGTATTCGTATTTTAGTAACTCTTGGTTCTGCATAGACCTCTCTACTTTTTTAGGTGATGTAGTGTTGTTACTACCTTCCCAGTTAGAACAAGCAAAACAGTAACTTGTATCATTAGAGTAAACTGCTCTACCGTCTGAGCTTCCACAGTTCTCACAAGCTGTATGATATAGGAATTCACTATCTTCTTCGTTGCTCATATCAACTTTCCTTAATGGTTACCTCTGCTCTAGGGTTTTCTTTATCAATACCACCAAAAACAAATTTAATCTTTGTGACGTATTTGTAGTTATCATCTACAAGTATATCATACTCAACCAAGGCATCATTAGTAAACTTACTTAATACAGTTCCAATGTTGTCTAAGTCAAACTCTCGTTTGTTGATATAAAATATTTTGTACTCTATTTCACAGGGATTTAAAACTTCATCTAAGGCTCTCACCTTATCTGCTATCTCTATTTTAAATGTTTTCTTTAGTTGGTTATTTAGTTGGAAGTTCCAATTACGATAACCGTTTAAGTTTAGGTAGTACATCTTCTTCTTATGTACTCCTAACTCAATTCTTATTGGTACTTCTAGCTTCTGTTCTTTCATAGACATCCTAAGTGCTCTAGGAGAGCCGTCAGACCCCCTAGAAGCTTTTATATTTAAAAAGGTATACTAGAAGTCTAGTTCATCATCTTCTACATAAGCAAAGCCCTCAGAAACAGGAGCTGTCTTTTCTGCTACAAACCCATCTTCTTCATCGAAGTCTGAGCCGCCTCCACCGTTATAACTTTGTAGTTCAATGATTTGCATCTTTGACCAAATGAGTGAGATACCAATCTGCTTTTGGTTAGGATTGTTGTAAGGGTTAGCATAAGCGACACATCTAATAGTACTACCATTACCTACAAGTGGTGCATTTTCAATAGGGTTTCTTTTAGCGTCTACAATGGTGATAGTATGTTGACGGTCAGATGCTTTACGCTTATCAATATCCTTTAGAGCAAACTTGAATATAATGTTACCTGTTTCCATACCGTCTTTATCGTATTCCATTGTATACACATCACGACCAGTATAAGCTTTTGCTTTGTCACCTAAGTTTGCTTTAGTCTCTTCAAGAGCTGTATCACGTAAAGCTTCTAGTTTCTCAATGAAAGCTACAACAGTAGGGTCACTTGGGTCACAAACTAGATTAGTTGATAAAGCGCCATCAGGATTGTACATACGGTCAGGTTCTTTGTGTTTACACCAGAAAGCTTGACCTTTTGGAGAAGTTACCATAATACCTTTTACTGCGAAAGGTTTTTTAAATTTTGCATTAGCCATTGTTGACTCCTTTGTTATGCATTTATGAAATTGTTTTTAATCTATAATGTCCACTCTTTTAAAGTGGCTAAAGCTTACTCACTACTATCACCTCCTAATTAGTATTAACTAAAGTATCTTTAAGTATACTTAAGTATCTTTAAAGTATATTATTTAAAGTAGTTATAGTAGTAGTAAGTCTTTTAGGTAATCATTAAGAATCTTTAAGAATCTTTAAGTATCTTTATGATTCCTTTTTGGTCTTTAATCTATAATGTCCATTCTTTTAAAGTTAGCTAAAAATATACTTACTATCTAACACTTCTTTAAGGTCTAACGTGTTAATCATAACATCTTCTGCCTTAACTGGATAGTCTTTATTTACTTGTGATAAAAATAAAGCCAAAGGGGTTGTTTCAAATATCTCTATAAATGATTCTCTTACCCTTTTATTTAAGTTTACTACATGATTAACAGGAACTCCATAGGAGTCATGTATTAGATGAAAGCTACTACAACCATCCTCCTTTAATTTTAACACCGTGTAGGCTAATAGGCTTGCGTCTAAACTATGTATATAGTTAGGAGCGATACCATTCTGCATCTTTAGATGATTCATTTCATCTACAGTACGCTTAATAGATAGTTTACCTATTGGTGTGAATATCCTCTCTACCTTAGTTTTGTGAAGCTTCTGCAGTACAGGGAAATGTGTGATAGGTGTTGTGAAAAACACATAACCTCCTCTACTTACCTTGTCTGCTACAACTTCTTTAAGGTAGTTCTGACCTACCCTAGCCCCTTGAACAACCTCAGCTATTGCTCTATCGTTTAAATCCGTTAGTATCTTAGCAAATAACCAGTTATCACCTATCCAAAACTTCTTATTATTCTGTTCAAGTTCTGTTAAGGTTTCTTTTAGCTGTTCATACATCCCATATTTTGTTACTGAGTAAGGCTGTGTCATCGTGTTACGCTTAGTTAAGCTACGAGTAATCTTACCTTTAACAGAATCAATAGTTGGTTGTGTGTACGCCTGGTGTACCTCCTTGTTTGATGTAGTATAATCTAGTACCTTTGGATATTCACCAACTGCCAGGTAATGATTAACCTTGTCAGCAACCTCCTGGTAGATGTCACTACGTTTATCACCTATAACATTTACTGCTTTTGCACCATCTCTATCTTTCAACAGTCCTGAGTAGATTTGGAT